CTACTGCATTGATTAAACTTCAATGGGGTAATAATCTTAGTAAATTTGCTGGCATACAAATGCCAGGTGGTGTAACACTTGATGGTGTTCGCATTATGGCCGAAGCTCGTGAAGAACTTGAAAAACTTGAGGAAGAAATGCAAGTAATCAATGTTCTTCCTGGCGAAATTATGATGGGTTGATAATGAATGTCCACCAACTTCTACTTTAACCCTTTTCCATTAAATCAAATTACCAGCGAGCAATTGCTGGTGGAAGACCTTGTCATTGAGGCCATGCAAATCTATGGCATGGACATTTACTATCTGCCAAGAAGTTCTCGTGATTCAGTAGATTTATTGTATGGTGAAGATACATTAAAAACATACACCTCAGCATATGCACTTGAAATGTACCTTGAAGATGTTACTGGCATGGAAGGTGAAGGTGATTTTATGTCCAAATTTGGGCTTGAAATCCGAGATGATTTAACACTTTTGGTTTCTCGCCGTAGATTTGCATTTACTGTAAACCAACTTCGGCCAAATGAAGGTGATTTAATTTATATCCCTTTATTACAAAACTTTTTTGAAATTACTTTTGTAGAGCATGAAAATGGTCAGGCCATGTATTACACATTAGGTCGTGGTCGTGGCGGTAATGTTTATGTGTATGCATTGAAATTAAAACAGTTTGTATTTTCTAATGAAGTTGTTGAAACAGGCAATGCTGAAATTGATGGTCAAATCAGAGATGCATACCCACGCACACGCCTTACACTAAACGCTGGTGGTTCAGGTGCATTTGTTAATGATGAGATTGTATTTGTAAGTCCTGATGCCACATATGCTAATGCAACAGCACAAGCTATTGTCCATAATTATGTGACTGGAGCTTCTGTTGATGTTTACAGAGTTAGAGGAACATTTACTACTGGCACATTAAGAGGTAAAACTAGTAGTGCAACATGGACATTGAATACTGTTTCTGATACTTCAACAATGGATGATGCCTTTGAAGATGTGGTTGATAATAATAGAATTGAAACCGAGTCTGATGCCATTATAGACTTCACAGAACATAACCCATTTGGTGAAGCATAATGTTAGGTAATGCACACTTTTATAACCGAACCATTCGCAAAGTTGTTGTTGCGTTTGGTTCTATGTTCAATGACATTCTTTTGACTCGTTATTCAAAAGATGGGTTAACTGCATATGAAATTACCAAAGTGCCTTTATCTTATGGTGCAAAAGAAAAATATCTAGTTCGTTTACAATCAGACCCAAATCTTACAAAATCTATTGCGACAACTGTACCTCGTATGAGTTTTGATTTGGTTGGAATGTCATACGACACCACAAGAAAACAACAAACTACATTACAGAATTTTGGCTTTAGTTCTGGTTCTTTTAGAACTCAGTATGCACCTATTCCATATAATTTTGATTTTAATCTATCAATCTATGTTCGCAATACAGAAGATGGTACACAAATACTAGAACAAATATTGCCATTTTTTACACCAGATTTTACAGTAACTATTGATTTCATTAAAGAGATGGATCAAAAGTATGATATGCCTGTTATTCTCAATTCAGTAAGTCCTGAAGTTGATTATGAAGGCGACTTTATGAATACTCGGTTGATTATTTGGAATCTTACATTTACTGCAAAAGGTTATATTTGGCCTCCAGTATCCGCTAATAACTCTAGTAAATACATTACTTCAGCCAATGCAAACATATATACCGATTCTACTAACCTAGATGCACAAAAAGTATATGTTAATATGGCAACAGGTTTTGGTGTATATACCACTGGTGAAGATATTAAAGTTGAAGCCAAAGGTGTAACAGGCAAAGTATTATACTTTAGTAATACTGCGGATGGAACATTAGTATTGACAAACTTGAATAAAAAAGTTCAAGCGAATGATAAAGTAACTGGAGTGTATTCTAATTCAACATTTACAGTTACAAGAATAGATACTTCACCAACAAAAGCGGTGGCAATTGTGGTAACGCCAAGTCCACCAACTGCAAATGGAAATGGGCCATATGGATTTGAAGAAACATTTACTGAATGGCCTGATACATTATGAAAAAATTAAACGACAATTTATCTGAGATTTTTGATATTGAACCAATGGAACAACCAGAGGTTTTGCCTGCGGTTAAACCAACCACAGAGTTAGTTGCCTCTGATGAAGTGGAAACTGACGCAGCTTTAGCAAGAAAAAACATTAAAGGTTTACTAGATAAAGGTGGTGCAGCCATAGATAATCTATTGTTAGTTGCACAAGAATCTGAGCACCCACGAGCATATGAAGTTGCCGCTAATTTTATTAAAACATTAGGTGACTTGAACAAAGACTTGTTAGAGATTCAAAAACAAAAACAAAGCTTACGACCAGTTGAGATAAACAATCAATCTATTAATGTTGAAAAAGCAGTATTTGTTGGATCTACCGCAGAATTACTTAAACAAATTAGAGAGAATAAATAATACCATGGAACAATTAATTGAACAAATGAAAACAATTTTAGGTACAACCTTTGGGTTGTATTTTAAGGCACACTCATACCATTGGAACATTGAGGGTCCTGATTTTGCACAATACCATGATTTTTTAGGTAATTTTTACACTGGCGTTTTTGCCAATGTTGACCCAATCGCAGAACATATTCGTGCCTTAAATTCATATGCACCAGTATCATTAAGTAGAATGTTAGAACTATCTGATATTGAAGAAACAGATACCGTTCCATCAGCATTAACAATGTTGTCAAATCTAAAAAATGATAACGAAAGATATATGATGCATTTGCGTGCTGGTATTGCCGCAGCTGAAGGTGCAAATGAGCCAGCCGTTGGTAATTTTCTACAAGACATTTTAGACCAACATCAAAAACAAGGTTGGATGTTAAGAAGTTTTACAAAATAATTGAATGAATAATAATGGTTATAATGGTAATGCAAGTCTAAAACGTGCAGGTATAGATTTATCTTATACCGAAAAAGAAGTTTTAGAGTTAGCAAAGTGTGTTGAGAATCCAACTTATTTTATTGATAACTATTGTTACATAGTTACACTAGACCATGGTATTCAACCGTTCAAACTTTACGATTGCCAAAAAGAAAAAGTAGAAACGATTCATAATAATCGTAAAGTTATTATTATGGAAGGTCGTCAGCAAGGTAAAACTACTGTTGCGGCTGCATACATTTTATGGTACACATTATTTCAAGAATCCAAAACTGTTGCTATTCTTGCAAACAAAGCATCTACTGCTCGTGAGATTATGTCCCGGTATCAGTTGATGTTTGAACATCTTCCACCATGGATGCAACAAGGTGTAAAAACATGGAATAAAGGTGATGTAGAATTAGAAAATGGTTCGGTTGTTTTTACAGCGGCAACAACTGCAGCTGGTATTCGTGGTAAGTCTGTTAACTTATTGTATATTGACGAAGCTGCAATTATTCCAAATACAATTGCAGACCAATTCTTTACTGCGGTATATCCAGTTATCTCCGCTGGTCAAACAACAAAGATTTTAATTACTTCCACACCACTTGGTTATAACCACTTTTGGAAGTTTTGGAATGATGCTGTGAATAAAGTTAATGACTTTGTTCCAATGTTTATTCCTTATAGCCGTATTCCTGGCAGAGATGAGGCTTGGGCATTAGAACAAAGACGGCAACTTGGTGAACTGAAATATAACCAAGAGGTTCTCTGTAAGTTCCTTGGGTCAAGTTTAACTTTAATTGATTCATCCACGATTGAATATATGTCGACCTGTCCTACGGTCTATTCCAAAGACGGACTCGACCTATACGAATATCCAATCAAGGCGGAAAGGGACGATGAAGAAAAGCTTGTGAGAAAACCACACAGCTATGTCATTGTAGCCGACACGGCAAAAGGAGTGGGTGGAGATTATTCGGCATTTGTTGTCATTGATATTACCGAAGTTCCCTATAAGTTAGTAGGTAAGTACCGAGATAACAAAATTGCCCCTATGTTATACCCAACAGTCATACATAAAGTAGCAAGAGATTTTAATGATGCTTATGTGTTGATTGAAACAAACAGTAGTGAACAGGTGGCTCACATTCTCCACAATGAATTAGAGTATGGTAATTTAGTGTTTGTCAACCGTAGCACCAAGACAGGCCAAGTGGTTTCTGGTGGTTTTGGTGGTGGCAAAACTCAGTTAGGTGTAAATACCGATAAGAGAGTTAAACGAATTGGGTGCTTCACATTTAAGTCTTTGTTAGAAGAAAAGAAGCTTCTAATATTTGATGCTGATGTTATATCTGAAATCTCTACCTTTATTCAAGTGAGAGATAGTTATCAGGCAGATGAAGGTTACCATGACGATTTGGTTATGCCGTTAGTTTTGTTTAGTTGGCTAACGACTAACCCCTACTTTAGAGAAATGAGTGATGTTAATATTCGTGAAGCAATGTACCAAGAAAGAATAAAACAGATTGAGGAAGAAGTGGTTCCATTTGGATTCATAATGAGTGGAAACGAAGAAGAACTTATTGTGGAAGACGGAGATGTTTGGAAAAAAGAAAAAGAAAAACCACACCTGCCTCCAGGCTATT